TCCCTGTTGCAACCCTCTTGCCGCTGACCCCAAAGCGCCAGTATCTTTTCTAGCGAAGTCCAGCGCCATTGTCCCTAAAGTCGGTATACCGCTAAATGTCATCCCCAAACCCATAGTTGGGCTGACAAGACCAGCGAGAGTCCCCATAGCAGCGGGGACCAGCCCCATATTCATACCCTCCGGCACAGAGACACCACTCTCTGGATCATTTACAGCATATCCACCTGTTCTGTCGGAGTGTGCATTTATTTCAGCAACTTGCCTTGCTGTCGCATTTTTGTTGTTCCGAGCCAATGTAGCGGCAGGCGAATAGTATCCAGCCGCGAATGGACTAGAGCTAATGTCTTTACCTAATTCAGCGACACCAGCTTCCGTCCATGTGCTTGTGTTCTTGTTATACAAATTAGGATTGTTAATAGCTCTTTCGATATTTCTAGCTGCTCTTTCGCGCGTTGTCTCTGGAACAGCAGGCGGAGTTACGCCATATTCCGTTGGCACCCCAAACTCAGCAGCCGTTGCCTCCATTTCAGTACTGAGGGCAACTTCCTGCGCTTGTCGATCTGCTCTGGCCTGAATTTGGGCCATATGACTTGGTGACAAGGGGCCTTCAGCTCCGACATCGCGCACGGCCTGAGCAATCGCTTCCATTTGTTCTGCGCTTCTGCCCATGCCTGACGAGCCAGCGCCATAACCAACAGCAGCCGCCATATCCATAGCATCCGCAACATCAGACGCGCTCATGCTCCCAAGGCCCCCGCCTATATCATATTCAAAGCTGGGAATGCCGTTCGCCATGAACTGCCCACCGCCGGGAGCAACGCCCCCGCCCATAGCTCGTAAGGCACCGCCTTCCTGCGGTGTGATATATGCAGCAAAATGCCCTTGCGGTGCGCCTCTGTTCAGCGCCCGTGAAAGCAGTTCGCCGTATAAATCCGTCATTAAGCTTTCCTAGTAGGGAGATGCCCGGCCAGCAGCGCGTGGCTTTTTATTGCCCTTGATATTCCCGCCCTTGGTGGACGCAGCAGTAAAATTGTCGGTTGGCCCTGCCGGGTTAAACGCCCCGTAGGTATGTTTCGGTGGCTTCTGGACAGTGGTGCTGTCGTACGGAGACGCCCCGCCTGTTTTTGCCTTGGGATTAGACTTGTACGCTTCGCCGCCAAAATTCGGCATTTCAATCTCCTTTATAAGCCGTAGTTACCTTCCGGCTCGTTAAGTGCAAGGATAGCCCTGCTTGGGCCACCCATACGCAGAATAGGCTTCGCTCCATCATGCCCACTGTATTCTTCCACACGGGCCTGATATTCCATGAACTGCTGCTGGAACGGCAGTCCTTTTATTTTCAGAAAACGCCAGACGACACCCAGAACAACAAGTTCCTCTTCAAGAACGGTTGTCTGCGAATCGCCCGTAAACTTATCCGCATTGGCCGTTGAGCCACCGGACGTATCCACCCAGTTCTTCGATATATACTCGAACTTGACGGACTGCCCTGCCGTGGGCGTCGGATGCATGAGCAGCAACCCGCCACGAATACGGAAATAATTGGTGATGCCGCCACTGACGACAGCCAGAATACGCTGCCATTCGGAGCCGGTGATTGGCCCGTAATAGGTTCTGTCCGTTGTACGGTTCCACATCGTATTATTGCTGAAGCGCCCGAAGTCGCTGGCAATCGAAACCATCGTGCCCTGACTTTCAGCAGCAAGGGTTGTGTGGCTTCCTTCTTTGATTAAGACTTCCCATTTGTACCGCTGCACCTGTGCGCGGCCTTCCTGATTTGCACACGCCTCAAGCTGGATAACAGACGTATCTGTTGATGCAGTCACGGCATTGGGAGCGGTTATCCCAATGATTTTAGCGGCGTCTTGGCAAATCGTGAGTAGCGTCATCCAACTGTCTGCCTTGGTTTAATACCAGCTTGATCGGCAATATAGTCACGGGCCTGCTTACGCAGATCGACTGTACCGGCTCCCAGGCTGCTGACGCTTGCATCCGACAGTTCCGCAAGCTGCTCAACCGTTGCGACGTCCTGATTCACAAGGGTCTGCGCCCTGCGTGGCCCGACACCCTTCAGTACCGTTAATTCAGTGCCGTGCGGCTTAATATTGGCCGCTGACACTTTTCCGCCACTTTTTTCATAAGCGGCAAGTTCGGCAGGAAAATGCTCTGCCAGCCATTCAACCTTTTCCGTTACTTTATAGAGAACGGTATTCGGATCACCGACGCGCCGTATCTCTACGAGATCGGGCTTGCCGTCTTCGCTTGGCAGAAACTCTATCCTGATATTACCCATAAGCAGTTGTGCGGGGGTTTTGAAGCCCCCGCACTCCCTTCTCGGTTAGATCGCAGCCGACATCGGCCATGTTCCCAACCCCGCAGCAGAACCGGCGGTTCCACCACGAGCAGTTGTCAGAAACAGACCGTTTACTGCCGTTTGCGAAGTTGACGTATCGTCAAGCGACCCAGCGGTTGCAGACGAATACAAGGTAACGTCGGCAGCACAGGATGCCAGCACGTTCATCGTGACAACACCCGTTAGCTGAACCCAGCCATACTCGCCGGAACTGATTGCTTCCGGGGCCACACCAACGATGTGCCCGTCATCAACCAGAGCCTTTGTGCATGGAACACCCGAAAAGGCTTCAGTCACAGTTACGACATCGTACTGCGCGATTGCAGAACCAGCCGTAATGTAAAGCCAAGTCGAGCTATCGGTGCCCATCATCCGGGTTCCAATAGCCTGAGAGGGTGTTGATTCCGTACCGCCGTCGAAGTCAATGCCAACAGCACTTTGAGTTGTGTATGCCATTCGCTCCTCCTACTAGGCTTGGATGACGCCCTGCCGTGCGCGGTTGCTGACGGCCATATTACCGGCCCAAGCAACAGGCATGACAAGTGCATCCTGATTTACGGAAGCCTTCTCGCCAAGAGGCACAAACTCACGGCCTTCCGCATAACGCAGGAAGAGATAATCCGTGTTGAGCATGTACATCTTGTTCGATGGGCACTGATCGTCGTAGTACACAGGCGAATCCATGAACATAAGGTTCATAAATCCTGCCGATGCCGACTCATCAGATGTGAACCGCTGGTTCGACTGAAGCGAAGACCAGTAGAAACCAAAGTAATTGGTATCACCGACAATCACGTCAGGACGATCCGCGCCACGGATACAGGCAAGCCAGAGAGTATTCATGGCCGTCTGGATTGTGGTTGCGGAAGCGGTTGCCCCCTCGGTTGAGAAGTCATACACCTGATTCTGCCAGAACGAATAGGTGGTGGAATTGATGCCGCCAACCGTATTGCCTACGGTGCCGGGGACAATCAATTGCAGCCCGCCAAGTTCCTTGGAATCAGTTCCGGTGCCGTCTGCATAAAGCGCAGTCGCCATCGTGTTCTTGAGCGATTTCTCAAGGTTCCGAATCCGGCTTTTGAGAAGATTGAAAATCTGCTCCGGGCCGGAGTTCTCGACTTGCTCAAGTCCTGAAATAACCACATTGCCCGCCAACTGCTTGTAATTAAACTCGGCAGCGGTGAACACGTTACTGGTTGAAGTATCAAGCACCTCGTAACCCGAATACCACTTGGTTGTCGAGTTCGTAGCGTACTCAAGCTCCTGTACGATGGTTCGGCCTGTCGCGGGGGATTTGTTCCCGTTCGAGTCAATGTGGCGAAGCAACGCATTGTTGTTCGTCACGTTGTCGGCCATCGTCTTGGAGTAACCAGCAAGCGTAGTGGTTACAATCTCCGTATACGTACTATTTGGAGATGCAGCCATTTAAGTTGCTCCCATCATGGGGCAACAACATTAACCCTTACGTTCTGGCAGTGTTAATTGTATCGCGCAGAATGTCGTCAAGACCGCTTGCCATAACCGCACCTTTAGGGGGTGCAGTTGACTGGGAAGGACGAGTTTTCTTGGCTTTATCGACAGCCGCCTTTCTCTTCGCTTCCTCTTTCCTGCTTACGGCAGTGCGTTCACTTTCCAGCGTCTCTTTGTAGAGATCGTCATCAAGGCGAAGCGCCATATC